CGTAGCGGTTCAAGAACCTCATAACATAGGTCACCTAAACTTTTAATTTCTCCAGCTCCTGGAGTATTATCAATTCCTTTCCGCGTCGCTGTCATCGACTTGGTCATCTCTTTAAGAGTAAAGTGTTTACTAAGTTGCATGATTTTTTTATCTAATAATTAAAGCAAATATAACATATGCCATACCCGAGATCAACGCTCCAGTAGACACTAATAAGATGCTTTCTACGCGGTTAATTTGACGTTCAAGCTTATGTATTTTGTCATGCGTTTGCTTCTGCATGATTCTACACAGCTTTTCGTGGTCTTCTATTTTTTGTAATGCGTTTTTAGCCATTTGGAAATAGTAAACGGATTTTTTGGTCCATTGTCAAGTTAGAAAATTGGTTAGCTGCCTGTGATTGTGTCATAACAGACTGGTCAATTGATGGTAAGTTTAATGAAGTTTGTGTAACTGGTGTGTCTTCCATTATAGGCATTAAAGGGTTTTCAATTGATGGAAACACTGCTTCGTCTAATGTAAGATCTATTAATTGATCATAAATTTCTTCAACAGCATCTTGTGCTTCTTCGTAAGGATTTTCTAAACCTAAACGTTCTGCATTTTGTTCAAACGCTTGTTGTATTTCAACAGATGGTAAAAAAGGTTGAAATTCTCCTTCAGTCAAAGAGTTATAAGCTTTTGTTCCAACTCTATCAAAAGCTTCTATAATTTGATCTTCATCTAAACCTAATGTTTCTCCTGCTTCCATATCTAATTTCATATTTTTTTGTACACCAAATAAAGCACGGTTAGCATTTATAAAAGAATCTACAATGGTTCTTGGTTCTACCGGTCCACCTTTTAATACTTCTCTAGTAAATAAAGATCTAGAATCTCTAGTTCCTTTTTGAAAGTCTGCAATTTTAAAGTTCATAACTCTTTCTGCATTAATTTCTACAGGTCTAAAGCCAAACAATCCTGCAAACTCAGGACCAAATTCATATGTTTGACCATACTTATCAAATTTACCTTTAGTAATCACATCAACTTCTTCTATTGATTGGTCCATTCTTTTTAATTGATTAAGTGAAAAAGGCATTTGTGCTTCTACTAAGTGAGCCATAATTTTACTGGCTTTATCACCTGACGTATCTTGTGGGTTAAATACTTGGTAACCTTCTCTTGTTCTACCACCTCTAACTAATATATCTGTAACAGCTTCTGTCCAAATAGATTCAGAAATAAATGGTGATGCAAATTCTTTCATGGCTTCAAACGTACCACCAATAAAGTCATTAACTATACCATCATTATCTTTTTCACCATCAGCCACTCTGTTAACTACAGTTTGTAGTGGTCTAATTAATGTGTCATAAGCATTAGCGTGACTAAAATCTACGTAAGAGAAAGAACCATCTTTGTTTTTAATTGGTAGTAGGGTTGAGTTTTTAGACCAGTCAGCAACGTATCTTTTAATTGCTTGTCTCTCATCATCAGTTACATCGTATAGTGCACCAAACATTTCTGATACTGCATACGGTACAGCTGCAACGGTTGTAGTAAATCCAAACAATCTTGTGTACCCTGTTCTTTGAAAAGGTTTTAAAGTTTTACCATTAACAATTATCTCTTCGTTAATTTCTTTAAGTGCTCTCGTTACAATGTTTGTACCTGTTCTAGCAATCTCTGCAGGGAATGATACAAAGTTTCCAATAGGTAGTTTTCTTAGACCTTTAATAAACTCTGATACATAATCATAGTTAGGTATGTTATTTCGAACAATATCAGCTGCTTGTTCTTCTAAATATTCTTTTGTTAATCTTACCTCTTCACCGGCAGCGTTCTTAAAAAACTGTCCTCTAACTACACCCACTCTTTCAAAAGCTTTTTCCATTCTTTTTTGTTCCATAGCCCATGATGCTATCTTCCAGAAATCATCTTCAGCTGTGTATAAATCTTGTGATACAGATTTTAATTTTGATAATGGTTTTAACAATAATCTCATACCTTTGTCAGATGTCATAGTCTCACCAAAGTTTACATCTTCCATAAGTCTTGCAAGGTCCCCAAGTCTAACGTTAGAATTTACAACTCCAAGTTCTAACAATCTTTCATACAATTCATTCTGTTGCCTTGTGCCTTTTAACGGTGTTTGTAATGCTTGGTAAGCTTGTTTGATTGCAGCACCATCGGGTACAATACCATTAGCTGTAGCAAAAGCTCCAGCACTTACAAAGTTACGCATGTGTGTAACTGGTGATAAAATTGTTTTAGCAATCTGTGATGTAGCTTTAGGATACAACACTAAACTTTCATACATCTGCGCTAAGAATTTATTGTTTTCTGTTTGTAATGATGTTTGTTTTAATGCATCTGCAACACCAGGTCGTGCATACAAAGGATTTTGTGGATCAGCAAAAGGATTAGTTGCACCTTTACTAATGGATAACTTACCTGATGGATCGATCACTTCTATTTTTTTAAAGTCCTCACCAAATTGTTTCATGGCATCGTCATAACTTCTTGCAAACATTGGCTCTTTACCAGCGGCTTCAAGCTCATCAGATTTTCTAATTAAGTCATCAAAAAAAGTATTTCGTCTAGATATAACAGATAGTTTAGCTGTACCCCCTAGAATAGTTTGCATAGGATTTTTTTGTCTGCCTAATAATTGTTCTATAGCTTCTCGTGGTCCGCCTTTTTGTATGTCTAACATAGATACAAACTCTTTTGGTTTAGCATCATTTGCTTTATCCAATGTAGTTTTGTTTAAAAAGAAACTTGGTATTTTAAATAATGGTACATTACCTCTGTCCATTTTAAATCCTGGAGGCATCTTAACTGTTCTAAGTATACCAGCGATTGCATCATCTGCTTCTTGTTCACTTAATTCTTTACCTGCTTGTTCTGCACTTTGCATTAAAACAGCTCTTGTTTTTCCTATTGCCTCAGCTGTAGGTGTATAATTAAACCAAGGTATTAAAGATTTGTTTTGAAATATATCATAAGTTGAACCAAGGTAGTCTTTAAATTTACCACCAAATAATTCTTTAAACTCTGCTAATTCTTTTTTATCTAACTTACCGCCAACCTCACTAAATAGTTTACCCCATCTAGTTCTAATGTTAGATAAGCCACCATAAATAGCTGTTTCTATTTCTTTTGCTTGGTCAGCGTTTTTTGAAAACTTTGCAATTTTTTCTGATAGTTTTGCTTTTTTGGCTGCATCTAATGCATCAAATGTCATTACACCTGTATCATCTATCTTAGGGTTACCAGACAACAACAGATCATTAACTTCACCTAAAAATTTATTTCTGTTTGCAGCATTTTGTTTATTAAAAATAGTTCTGATAGGTGGAAATAATTTATCTACACTAATATCTATTTCTCTAGATGTGTTTCTTGCAGCTGCCGCATCCCCTGCTCTTAAACCTATTTGTTCTCTCTCCATTTGGAAAAACTCTGGAGTCTTGTCACCCCTTGCTCTCATTTTACCAGCAACTTTGTCAATCCATTTATCTATTTTACTGTTGTTGACATCTAATTTTTTATTTCTTTGCGCAACTTTTTTAATTCCTGCACCAACACCACCAAGGATACCGGTAAACAATGCACCTTCAGTTCCAAACTTAACTCTGTTTAATAGTTCTCTACCTGGATCGTTCTCATCATCTTGTAAATTAAATGCTAGTGAACCTGCTGCTTCTACGTCACCAACAAATACACCTTCAGCTATACCACCTGCAACAGCACCCGCTAAAAGTTTAGCAGCACCACCACCACCCCTCATATTTTTTATTGCGCTAGCTAATTTAGGACTGTTAGCTTTTAATAATGTACCAGTCTTACCTGCATTAATTGCTTTCTCTGCAAGTTTACTACCAAGTTTAAAACCATATCCACCTGGTAAACCTATGTTGACTAGTAGTTCTGTAATTTTTCCAGCGGCTGTTGCCTCTGCTCTTTCATCAAATGTTGTAAGGTCATCAAAGAATTGTTCTACTTCAGCAGCTTTGTTTGTCCCTGCGCCCAGGTCTATAAGTGTTGCGCCTAATGAAAATGCGCCTTTAGGTATTGCAATTAAACCTGATGCTATGCCGGACAGGACTGATTCAATAGTGCCTACTCGACTAAAATCTTCAGCCATGGTCCCTCCTATTCTTCTTTACCGAAATTCCACCATTTTTTATCTGAAGTGGATGAAGTAACTATTTCTTCTTTTAAAATTTTTCCGTTTTTATCTAGTTCAATAATTCTACCTTTAACAGTGTACACTCCAGCTCCATCAAAATCTGTTGATTTAACAAAGTCACTTACAGATTTATGGTCTTTAGAATTAATTGTTCCTTTATAAGTATTATTATCATAAGCGTCGCTTACACCTATTAATTGTTGTGCAACATATTCAGTAAGTTTATTACCTGTTAATTTTGCATCAATGGCTTTGTTTTTTGCTTCTAAAAGATTTGTTGCTAAACCTTCTGCTTTTCTTGAAGCGTCTTCATCGCTATAACCTCTAGCTTTAAAGTAATTATAGTTTTGATTCATAGTTCCAGTTCCCTCTTTACTAGCTTTAATTTGATCTAATTTTAAATCTTGTTGAACCTGCATCAAGTTTGCAGCTTCTCTTAGTTTCTCTGGTTTGTCATACGATTGACTTGTTTCTGCTATAACATCTGAGACTAAGTTCTCCGCGCCCAAGCCTGTTCTAGATATTCTTTGACCTGCTTTAATCATTGCATCGTACAATGCATTTTTCTGTGCACGATCATAACCCAGTCCTTCTAAGATAGAGTTAACTTTTTCTTTTCTACTTAATACTTTTGGTTCATCATCAACACTATCTGTTTTACCTTTATTTTCAATGACTTCATCAAGAGTGTATGCAAATGGAGATTTACCTTGTGTAGTTACGGTTCCATCTGCCTTTGATTTAAGCTTGTTTGCTTCTTCTAATGCTTCTAACTCTTTTACTTTTTGTCTGTATTCTTCAGTTCCTATAAAAGTTTTTCCTATTTTTGCTTTTTGTAATTCTGTTAATGGTTCAACTGGATCTATTTGCTCTACTTCAGCAGCTAACTGATCAGTTTCAGACATATCTATTTTTGGTTTTGTAACAACTTTTTTCATGTAAGGTTTAAATTCTTGTACTCTATATGGATTTCCAATACCTAATTTAGCTGCTTCATTTAAAACTTTTGGATCGGCAGCTGTTCCATCTTGTAAAACAGCTTGAACATTTTTAAAAACACTACCAGCATCTTGGTAACCTTGTCTTGGTTCTTGTATACCGGACATAATCCCTTCTTTAATAGGGCCACCATATCTAAACATAGGTCTATTTAAAACTTTCATTAATTGCTCCCTGGAAATCCAAATATTTTACCGTACAATCCTCCTACTCCTAGAGCTGTACCAATTGCTTGTGACATTGGACTAACCGGTGTAGGTTCTGCGTAAGCTGCCGATGAAACACCACCAGATAAACCTGTTAAACCTTGGCCATATTGTGATAGTCTACCATATGGTTCGTAAGCTGCTGTTCGTGCTGCTTGTTGATCTGCCTGTAGTTGAGCTTGTGTTAATCCTTGTCTTAAAGATCCCAGTTGTCCTAATGCCCCAACGTCGGCACCTAGTCCTGATCTTTGAAAATTAGATAAACCATATTGTTGATCAACTAATTGACCACCTTGTGTAAATGCATTTGATGCTGCTTGTTGTGCGTTTTGAAATCCTGATTGTAACATTTGTGCTTGTAATGCAGATCTGTCTGCTAAAGTTCTAGCATCGTATTCACCTAACATTGCACCTTCTCTACCACCACCAAAGTTACCTGTGGCTACAGCTGCATCTTGAATAGATTGTCTATCACCTGTTCTTGATCTATCATACTCTGCAAGTGTTGTATCAATAACTTGTTGTTGATAAGGAGACATGAAAGGTTGGTAAGCCTGTGGTCCAGTTAATGAACTAAGTCCACTTACACCAGTTTGTGCAGCTTGTAAAAATGGTTGATACGATCCTACACCAGCCGTTGCTAAATTAATTGCCTGTGTTTGTAATGGGTCTTCACCAGCAACAAATTGTCTGCCAGTAAATTTTGAAGTATCTATTGGTGCACTGTAAGCTGCTTTTGATTGTGCTGCGTAATCTTTTGCGTAATCTTGTAAAAAATCTGGTGTTGCCATTATACTACCCTTGTTTCTAATTGTTTCATATTATTATACATATCTTGTGCACCCTCTAAACCTTGTGACTCTTTAGATACCTGTCCACCAGCTTCTAAATGATCCATTAAATTTTCCATAACTTCTGCGCCTTTATCTATATCTCCACCACCTGCGTTTCTAACAGCATCTGCAGTAAATACAAACTCATTTACACTTAATCTTGCAGGCACATCGTCTGCTTTTTCTTTTGCACCAATAGGTACAAATCCACCTTCAGCTCTGTAATCTTTTTCCATACCACCTAGATCCATTAAACCTCCTTCGGCTCTTCCTACTCTTACACCGCCTGATGGGTAGTTAAATCTGTTTGTTCCTGGAGGAGTTCCATAACCAGGTACACTAGTTAATCCGCCACCCGCCATCATCATAGGACCTTCTGGTTCTGTTTGTACTGTTTGTGATTCAGTCATCGTCATTTCTTCTTCTTCTGGTCCCTGTTCCCCGGACGCTTGTTGAAGAACAAGTTGTTTAAATTCTGGATATGATAAGTCACCACCTTGTGCTACGTATTTTTGATATTCTTGTCTTAAAAATTTTTCTGCTTCTGGTGGTAATTGTGGCCCTTCGGTTTCTACCATTTCTTCTGCCTCTACCATTTCACCATTAGCATAACCTATTCTTCCGCCTTCAGCCGCATTCTGTGGTAAATAAAATCCTTCTTGTACAAAATTTTGATTAGGTAAAAAATTCATATAAGGATCTCTGTTTCTTGCCATCATCATTGCTGTGTATGGATCAATGTAAGACTCGTCAACCTCTTCTTCTATTTCTTCGTAGGGACCCATGCCAAATGCTTTTTGTATAAATGGTGTTGCAACCGCAAGTCCACCTAAACCTATTGCTAAATTTTTACCACTAAAACCTTTTCCAGGAATCATGGATCCTAAAAAAGAACCAAATTTATTGGTTTGAAAAATTCTATTACCACCAACATTTTCAAAACCACCTAAACCTAATCTAGAGAATAAACCTGCTTTACTAAATCCTGCTTTACTAAATCCACCACCTAGTCCATATCCTAAGCCCCCTATTAAAGCAGCTTTACCTAATGGACTTTTAACAATTTTCTTTACACCACGAACAGCTTTTTTAACAAGTTTTCCTAAAAAATAACCTTGTCTTGGATCTTGTAAAGAACCTATTCCTGATTGTATTTGTTGTGGTTGTTGCATTCTAGATATTGCCATAATTTTACCTTAATCCTTATGTTTACTTGGTTTTTGCTAACAAATCAAGAGGTGGCATTATAACTTTTACATCTTGAGCCATTTCTTCTTCTTTAAAACCTTTGTTTTCCCAGTCTTTTCTTTCCTTAAAAAGCTGACCAGTTTTTTTGTGTCTGTAAGTAGTTTCTACTTTAGCTTGTTTTATTTCCATTAGTCTGTTTTCTCCTTTAATATATTAAGATAGCTAATACCAAATACCACACCATCAGATACAGTGCCTGCTGTCGTGTATTCTAATGTTGTGCCACCTTCTACAATTAAAGGTAAAGTTAATATTTCTACACTTGTAGCAGCTACTAGTGTTTGTGTATTTACTATCTCAAATGCATTATTTTTAATAGTTACCGTAGGTGTATTAGAACCTGATTTGTTTGTAACTCTTAAAGACTTTATAATAATAGTTTCATTAACACTAGGTGATAACAACGCTACTGTTTCAGCAGCTGTCGTTGTTTTACCGTAAAATTTATATTGGTTTACTACTGCCATTATTCTAAAAAGAAACTTTTAGCTTCTATTTCTTGTTTAACTTCATCTTGAAATGAAGAGTTTAATTTTGTTATTACACCATCAAGATCTCTAACTAATGACTGTAAATTTTTTCTGCTATATTCTTCTTCAGCTCTAGTTAATGATTGTACAATTTTTGCCATTATAAACTTGCTAGTCCTCCGTATTTAAAAGTATCCGCACCTAAATCGTCCATTTTGCCTGAACCACCATAAGGATTAGCTCCTCTAAATTCTGCTCCGCCTCTAAAGTCTCCTCCACTGGTACCATCTGAACCCCCTAATGGAGTACTTTGTGCTATTTTTATATCTCTTTGTCTTTGAGCTGCCGCTTCTTCTTGTTTTGCTTTTTGTTCTGCAGCAAATTTTTCTTGTGCTTTATTTGTTTTATACATTGTAGAAGCTTCTAACATTTGTTTATATTTAAACTGTTTTCTTGGGTCTGCTTTTGTTTTAGCTATTAAATCTGTTATTTCTTCTTCAGTCATCATAGTTCCATCTGGTTTTGTAAATTCTTTATTGTAAATATCTATCTGACCTTCAAGATAACCTTTACCTGTAAAGTTTTTACCTGTTAAAGTTTTTACGCCACCAGGGCCATCAAACAACATACCTTGACCTGCTAACATATTGTATTGACCTTTCTGAATATTATCCATTCCACCTATTCTGTAATTAGGTTGACCTACTCTAGGATCATTTAAACCTTTTTCTATTTTGTTACGGATAAAACTACCGCCTGGTAAAAAACTTAACGCAAAATTAGCAAACCCCGGCAGTTCTTTATTTTTACCTGTCGTCATTTGGTACGCAGTCATAAAGTCATCACCTTCATAATTAGGATCCATGTCATACATAAAATTACGAGGAATACCGGATTGTTGAATATTACCATCAAGTCCTCCAAAATAACTTGGATCACCGTAGCTACCTAAAGCTACAGGAGAAACCGCATTACCATATCCAAAAACATTTCCGCCTGTTGGGTTATAATTATTTTTATTGTTAGCAAAATTCATAAAAGAATTGGTCGCAGTAATACCTGGACTACTTATTGCTGATGCATTATTAGAAAAATTAAAAGGAGTAGAGTCATTATAATTTAAAAGATACTTGTCCATAGGCATAAACCTTTTACCTGCATCATATCTTTCCTTATCAACTCCAGTATAAAACAATGACATTATCTTCTTCCTCCAGGATGTATATCTAATCTAAATGTACCTAACTTCCAGTCTTGACTTGCTGCAGTATTAGATACTTTTAACGCTATAGATCTCGCCCGTAATCTTGTATCTTTTTTTGTTGTAGATGATGTTATATCAAAATTTGAAGTAGTTGAAGAACTATTTGGATAAGTTCTGGTTACAAAACTTACTCTAGTAGACCCTGTTTGTGTGATAAAATCTGGTATAAATCTACTAATTCTCATTATAAATTCACCATCTCCTCTAAGATCCGGCATTCCTACTGTTTGTCCTGTGTTACTTCTACGTTGGGTAATATCAAAATCACCAGAAGTAATTGAACCAAGAATAGCGGTTGTTACTCCGCCGGCATCTACCTGGTCGGTCCCTGTTTCTTGTTGATAGTATATTGTACATCCATCTGTATTACCAATAACATCATAAGAAGTATTACTATCCGGGTTATAATAAGTTGCATGTGGTTTATCAAATACTGCTGAATCTTGCCATGCTGCACGAGCTAAACTTCCTGTTGTCCATATAGGACGTTTAGGACTAGAATCTAAATAGTTGTATGTTACCATTCTATTAACAACATTTGATCCTGATGTGCAATAGAACCAAGTTACTTCTCCAAACAAATTATTTAAACCGACATTTATTAAATCTCTGGATGTAAAATTTATGTCATCATAAACATAGTCTTCGACTAAACAAGGTATAGATTTTAATTGACCATCATAAGTAAAGAACCCATTCTCAGACATCCAATAAGCTGCACCATCAACCTCTATACATGCATTTTTACCGATCAGTCCACAGTTAGTTCCAACTTGTTCAAAAGAAAAAGTAAATGGCTGGCCTACAAATTTCATAAGAAACAATGCGGTATCTGTCCAAACATAAATTGCATCTCTACCTTTAATAGCCCCCATAATTCTAGAACCATCTGCCAGTCTTTGTGTACCAGCGGTGTTATTTGCTTTGACTGTGTAAGAATCTGTTTGGTCAATACTTTCCTGAGAAGAAAATCTTATAAACATATCGTCTTGTGTGGAGCTAGATCCAACGGTTGTTTCTGTTCCAAAAAATACTAAGTGTCGGTCCGGTGTAGATACCAATACGTGACGCGAGGCTGTTGGTGCGTTGGGTAATAAAGTTGCTCTAATTGATGTTGCGTTTGAAGGAGAAGCATCCCATTCAAAACATGCACCATTATATATAAGGGCAATTAATTTTGTTCCATAATTATCTAAAATCCATAGACCTGGATCGATTGTAAAGTCAGAAGAAGAAGCTTCTCCCCATGCTACATAATCAGAAATGTTAGTTACTGTTGCTCCAGCAGTATGGGCTGCTCTTGTAGTTCCATTAACTGCTCGTGCTCCTCCACTTAAGGTCCCTGTTCCCGTGTCATTGTTTGTAAAACTTATGTCTTCCGATCCAATTCTAATTTCTCCTGAAGCAGGAAATGCTGAAGTGTTTGCTAATACCACAGTCGTAGTGGCATCATCTGGAAGCGTTGTTGATAATGTAGAAGTTGCTGGTCCATTAGCTGTACCACCCCATAATGCTGTACCCCAACCAAAGCCACCTAATTGTTGAGAAGGTCCCACATTATAATAACATAAAACCGAAGTGCTATTACCATCACTTGTAGTTAACGGTGTCCCTGTTTCTTGAGCAGCCATTGTAATTGTAAAAGTAGTGGCTGTTGGAACAGAAGAGACCATATATTTTATGTCTTCAAAAGTTGCATTACTGTAAGTTGATCCTGCCGGTACTCCGGTCACACTGTCAAACAAAACAATATCATCTTCTAATAAACCATGGGCCCCGGTGCATACTACTGTAACTGTTGTTGATGAAGATGAACTTGTAAATTTTGCACCTGTTAAAGTGGTTCTTATAGGGTGAATGTCATAATACGTACCACCTGAATATACGTATAAAATTTTATTAGTTCCAATAGCGGCATATTTAATACCGGCATTGTTATCCCAATGATGTAAGGCCCTTCCCGCACCTGTTAATTTATCTTGTCCTAATTGAGACCAACCACCTATTTTTTCTGGAGTTCCGTATCTAAAACGTACGTTGTCACCATCAAACCATTGCCCTTCAGCTCCGGTTTCTGTAACTTGTTTATTAAATCCTGGGGCAAAACCTAGTTTTTGTAGCATATAAAATCCTGTTTATTAGCTATTATATTAGATTATAGAGTAATTCAATCTATTTTTAAAGTATCATTATCATAATTTTCATCTATGTCGTCAAAGTCTAAGTTAAAAGATACAATAATTTTCTCGACATCTTCAGTTATTTTAGGTGATCTATGAATTACAAAACTAGGAAATATAACTATGTCCCCTTCTTTAGCATCTATTTCAAATATTTTTTGTTTATTAATTAACTGTGTTTTAGTAGCACCTTTTGGAAACTGTAAATAATATACACCTGTATAATTATTACTATGAACATGCCAGTTGTGCACCCCGTGTTTTTTATATTTTTGAAACCATAGGTTTCTAATGTATGTTTTATTTAAATTTAAATGTTTTATACATTTTAAAAAATGCCTTTGTAAAAAAGGCATAATAAATTTTGTCCACTCTCTTTCCATATTTGCGCTTTCTTTCCAATCTAAATAATCAATCTTGTCGTTAGGATTACTATCAAAATCATTTTTTGATTTATTTATAAGCATTAATAGTCTGTCTTTAATTGAATGATGATGTTCAAATTTATCTTGAAAACCATACGATTCTAATTTTATTTTTAACATATTATAAATAATTAAAATTTATTACAATTCTTCGATCTTTATCTGTTTGACTTACTGCTGCATGGGGTGTTTTAGTGTCAATAATTAATAGTTTATTTTCTTCTGCTTTTATTTTAATCTTATTTTTTAACAAGGTATGACCATTGTTTGTGTTCACATATAATAACGCTGTTTTACAATAAAATGGTTTGTCTACATGAAACTCGGATTGAATATGTTTTTTAGTTTTAAAAAGTAAATTAGCTCTTACCTCGGACACCATATTAACTTTAAGTTTTTGTATAATAGAAACAATATAATCTTCATAAAAAATAGAGTTAGGCTTATTGTTATAAAAAAAATTATGGCTCATAAAATATCCATCATCTTTAGTTTGATGAGGTTGAAAAAACCATGGAAAGGTATTAGAAAATATTAAATCTTGTAAAGATTTAAATTGTTCTTTTGGTAAAAAGTTTTTTATTTCTTTATATTTATATTCCATTCTAAAGCACCAACAATTTCATTTAAATTAATTTCTTGTAATTTATGTGCTATAATAAAATTATGTAATTCTACAGCCTCTACCACAACCCATTTATCTAATTGTTCAAAAACAATTTTATCTGCTTTAGATCTAGTAGTAAGTGGTTTTACATTTCTTCCATTTATATCCATGCTATATGGTCTGACGTCATATTTTAATTTTTGATTTAATCTATTTTTTAATATACCGGACACATCCCAAATTTCTTTTTCTTTTTGTTTTTTAGTAGCAAATTTTACATTGCTTAAATGTTTATCTATAAAATCTTTCATATTTTAAAGTCAAAGTTTATAATAGTTCTTTCGTTATAATCAACAGGACAGTTTCCAGAATGGTATATATCGCCATCAAAATATATAGCTCTTCCTTTTTTAGGTGATACTCTTTTATACTCCTCCGCTTCTGTATCTAAATATATATCTTTTGTAAGTTTATTTTTAAAAAATACTGTGTCTCCATCAGAGTCGTCTACATAATACAATAAGGTTTTGTATGGTAAGTGGTCTTTAACATCTATGTGTGGAACATTGTATTTTTCTATAGAATGATTTTTAATTTTAAATGTTTTTCTTATTCGGATTCTTATCATGTCTTTTATTTTTACTTTTTCTCTAACAACAAAAAAATTTAATATTGTTGAAAATAAATCATAGTCATCAGAGTTTATACCATTCTCATTAAATAAGGTATGAACAAAAGCAAAAGTTTTTGTTATGTTTGGATTAATAAATTTTTTATTATCTTGCCCATAAATTATATCATTAAAATAAAACCAAGAAAAATTTTCATTCTTTAATCTTTCTATAAACTTATTTTGAATAGACACTGGCACAAGATTATCTAATGTTTTTATCATGGTTTATAATTTGTAATATTATAGGGGTATCCAAGGTGTGGTCTGTTATCAAATAAATTTTTATCCCAACCTTTAGTTGCTTTGTTATTATAATGTAAAAACACCTGCCCACACATATAACCATCAAAAGGTTTTCTCCAATGAGGTAATTCTATTCCTCTATATATAAGTAAATCCCCTGGATTTAATTTAACTTTTACTTCTTTTTTATTTGCATCCTCTAAATATATGGGCCAAAGGTCTCCACCTAAATTTAAAGTTGCAGATATTTCACAACTAAATCTATCTTTATGTTTTTTTAATTCATCTCCATTTTTATATAATCTTGTATATGTGTAAGTAGGAGCTAATTTTAATTTTGTTTTTTTTTCAAGTTTACCATGTATAATTGTTAACAAAGTTTCCATAGCAATATCTGAATAACAAGAATAAGTTCCAGGAGCTTGTGGGTCCCCATCTGTTCCTAATAATCTTACATCTCCCCCTAGTCTTTTTAAAGTATAAAAAGTTTGTTTTTTCATTCTTAAATAATTAAAAACAAAATCAGCAAGTTCTTTGCTAATCATATTTTTACACACTTGATATTTATTTTTATTAAACATATGGTGGTCCTAACGCCCAATTAACTAAACTGTATCTTATACCTTTTTTTATAGGAGTAACTCGATGCCATACAAAAGAAGGGAAAATTATAACACTCCCTTGTTTTAATATCTTACCTTTTTCTAGTTTTAATTTTGTGTCATCGACAGTACCGTTACATAATTTATTAGTAAAACCTATTTCAAAATCTCCTCCTTCATAAGATTGTGGATCGTTTAACAATACACTACAAGAAATTTTTCTTATTTTATTATTGTATTGAGGAAACACATGATCTACATATGGTGCATCCCATTGATCTGTATGCCAATTATAATATTGTTTTGGTTTATATTCTGTAAATTGAATACTCTCATTCCAATTTATATCAAAGTTCCAACCTGCATTTTTATTAGCTAGGTTTACAAAATAATTTATTTTTTCATATATGTCTGGATCTTGAACCCACCTAACATTAGAGTCCCTAGTTTTTTTATTTAATTCAGTTTGATTATCTGTGCCTCCAACTTTCCCTTTTTTGGATTCAAATTTTTTAATATTTTTAATAATATTATTACAAGTTTTTTTATCAAACCCGTCTGTAAAAAACCAAACATTATGTTTTAAATTCATTCTGTATACAACCTTTCAATATCTGCAAAATATAAATAATCTATATCAGAATTTTCAAAAGTATCTATAGCATCTTCTGGAGTTTCAACTAAAGCATCGCCTGCTAAATTAAACGACGTGTTCATTAATATTGGCACCCCTGTTTTTTTATTAAATAGTTTTAATATGTTATATAATACGGGGTTTTGTTTTTCATTAACTGTTTGTATTCTGCAAGTATTATCTACATGTATTACAGCAGGTATTTTTTCTTTAACTCCTTTTAATGCTTCAACAGCATACAACATGTAAGGTGAGCTTTTTAATCCTGCCATGTCAAACCATTTGTGTGCTTCTTCCTCTAGGATGGATGCACCAAAAGGTCTAAACCATTCTCTTTGTTTAACCTTATTCATTATATCTTTACCATTTTTAATTCTGGGATCTAGTAGCAAAGATCGATTTCCTAAAGCTCTAGGACCTGCTTCTGCCCTACCTTGATATAAACCAACAATTTTTTGATTAGTTAAATGTTTAACTACAGTTTCTATTTTATCATTGCCTTTGTCGATTGTGTATTTAGGCTGTGGCCCTAAATAAATATTATCCCAATTATTATTTCCACACGCTTGACTATAGACTATAGCAGCTCCTATGCTATTACCTTCATCACCACATAAAGGATCGATATAGAGATTAATATCTTTAGGTAAAGCTTTTCTGAGTCTATAATTAAAAACTACATTTAACCCACATCCGCCTGTTATAATAATATTTTTGTGATTAGTTATACATTTATCTAATGCTTCTACCATTTCTCTTTCAAATTTTTTTTGTGTTTCATAAGCCATATCATAATGAATTTGTTTTAGACCAAGTTTTCTGTGATAGTAAAGTTTAGGAAATTTTTCCATATTAAGTGTAAAATTAATATTTTTACTATATTCATCTTTATAAAAGAACAGATCCTCGTCACATAAAATTTTTTCTACTTCTTTATTTGGTTTTCCGTAAGACTGTAATCCCATTAATTTTCCTTCATCACATGTTCTAAATCCTAAATAATTTGTTATTCTACTATAAAAAGCTCCAGCAGATGGTTTATGGTCTACATCAAATTTTGTGCCATCAGTAATAGATATAGGTTTAGATTTAAAATCAAAGCCATACACTTCTTGTGGTTTTACTTTTGCGTTGTGACCTTTTCTTGTTGTTACAAGTTTTTTATATAAAGTGTCTATTCCAACCGTATTAGATTGTTTGTTTACACCACAATTATAAACAGAAATTGTTTCAAAAGCTTGCTCTCCATTATCTAAAATATAATTAGAGCCTCTGCCATCAGCAACTAAAATTAATGCTTTTTCCATTTTTGATGCAAAGAAAGCACGAACTGCGTGAGTGTAGTGATGAGATTTATAATAATGATACACATCATGATACGGAGAAACTATTAAACCTATCTTT